CCCGCCAGTGCATCTTCAACCGTGACAATCTGCCGCCACTGACCATCATCACACAGCGCGCCACGGGCCAAATGGCTGTGGCTGAGATCCAGTTGGATATGGTCGGATTTATTGCGACGGCCTTTATTGAACAGCTCACCAGACCAGAACGGATAGGCGCTGTGCGCCAGACTCGACGGCGTGGAGAAATAGGTGGTACGCCATTTTTTGTGTAATGACATGCCGCTGGCGACTTTGCGCAGCTCCTGAAACTTAGGTATCCAGAAATATTCGTCAAGATAGAGATTGCCGGTATAGCTCTGCGCGGTGCGCACGTTAGTGCCGAGAAAGAACAGGCGCGCGCCATTGGGTAACACCATCGGGTCGCCTTTCAGGTCAACGTCAACCATGCGAGCAAAGTCGATAATGTAGCTTTTGAACACATGCGCCTGTGCCTTACTGGCGGATAGGAATATTTGGTTACGTCCCGTGGTGATGGCATCCAGCAGCGCTTCACGAGCAAAGAAGAACGTTGCGCCAATCTGGCGCGATTTTAGGATGTTACGAATGCGGTGTTGTAGCCCTGCCTCAAACCAGTCGCGCTGATAATCAAAGATATTTTCGTGAAAAATAGACTCCAGCTTTTCAATTGCGGATTCGCTAAACAGGTTTTTATCCGGGGTCTTGCGCTCCCCTTTGTTGCGGTTCGCCACGTTCGGGTTTAAGTCGGCCTCGCTGCCGGTCTGGCTGTAGCGGTTCACCCGCGCCAGTCGTTCAATCTGGCGGCCTAACAGGTCAATCTCTTTAAAATCCCGCCCCTCTTTGGCGTCTTTCATGATGAGCTGAATCAACCGCGCTTCCATGCTGGTTTCCACGCGGGAAATGGGCGCAATCGCGTCCCACCCGTCGCGCTTCTTCCAGCTCTGCACAGTCGGCGATTTCAGGCTTAGCTGGTCTGCGATTTGGCGCACAGAAAAACCCTGCCAGTAAAGCAAGGCCGCCTGTCGCCGTGGGTCGCTGATAATGGTGCTCGGTGTCGTATTCATGCCATTAGGCTACGCGACCAGCCCGACCCTCTGCGCGCCCTCGCTGTTGTGCCAGCCCCGTCACAACTGGCTTTCATTGTTGCCGCTGCCATCCATCAGGAAACTAAGCACCGAACCGAACAACCATAATCACACTGAATGGAGCCGCTCATGGCTAAGAAAGTTTCTAAGTATTTTCGTATCGGCGTTGAGGGGGATACCTGCGACGGGCGAGTGATTGACGCCGACGATATCAACCAGATGGCCGAGTCATTTGACCCGCGCGTCTACGGTTGCCGCATCAATCTGGAACACCTGAAAAGCTACTCCCCGGACAGCACTTTCCGCCGCTATGGCGATGTTTCAGCCCTCAAAGCTGAAACCATTGCAGATGATTCCATCCTGAACGGTAAGCGTGCGTTGTTCGCCCAAATCAGCCCCACTGATGATTTGGTGCAGATGAACAAAGCATTACAGAAAATCTATACCTCGATGGAGATCCGCCCGAACTTTGCCAATACCGGCAAAGCCTATCTGGTCGGGCTGGCTGTGACCGATGACCCCGCCAGCCTTGGCACAGAAATGCTGGAATTTAGCGCCAAAGCTAAACGCAGCCCACTGGCCGCCCGTAAATCTCACCCGGATAACTTTTTCTCTGCGGCAGTTGAAGTGCAACTGGAGTTTGAAGACGTGGCCGAGCCGGGTGTCACCTTACTCAACATGGTGAAGTCAGTATTTAGCCGTAAGCAGGCCACCGATGATGCCCGTTTTAATGATGTGCATGAGGCGGTGAATGCGGTGGCAGTGCATGTACAGGAACAGGGAGAAACCATTGAAGCCCGCTTTGCCGCCATTGAGAAACAACTGACTGACGACGTGGTGGAGCTGAAACAGAGCATCGAAAAGGGAAAGCAAGGGGTTACGGCCATCGAAACCAAACTGTCTATCACTGAAAACTTTAGCCAGACCAAACGCCCGGAATCCACCGGTGGCAACAATCAAAACGATGTATTGACCGACTGTTAATCGGCGGCATAGCCCGCCGGTTATGCAGCCGCGCTGTTATTTCATTAACACCTTATTTAACTGAATTAGGATTATTATGCGCCCAGCAACCCGTTTTAAATTTAATGCCTATCTGACCCGTCAAGCCGAGCTGAACGGGGTGGAAACCGGCGACCTGAATAAAAAATTCAGCGTTGAACCCTCTGTTACGCAAACCATCATGACCCGTGTACAAGAGTCCTCCGAATTTCTGAGCCGCATCAATATTGTGCCGGTATCGGAGTTGACCGCCGAAAAGGTCGGTCTTGGTGTCAATGGCTCGGTTGCCAGCACCACCGATACTGACGGTGGCGACGAACGCGAAACTGCCGAGTTTGCCTCACTAGACAGTGAGAAGTATTTCTGTGAGCAGGTGAACTACGATTTCCATATTCGCTATAACACTCTCGACTTGTGGGCGCGCTATCAGGACTTCCAGACCCGTTTGCGCGACGCGATTATCAAGCGGCAGGCTCTTGACCGCATCATGGCGGGCTTCAACGGCACCCACCGCGCCAAGACCTCTAACCGTGCACTCAACCCGCTGTTGCAGGATATCGCGCCGGGCTGGTTGCAAAAATACCGCACCAATGCGCCAACCCGCGTAATGAGTAACATCATCGGTGAAGATGGTGCGGTAGTGTCGGAAAAAATCCGTGTCGGCCATGGCGGTGATTACGCCAATCTGGACGCGCTGGTGATGGATGCCACCAATAACATGATTGCCGAATGGCATCAGGAAGACCCTGAACTGGTGGTGATTACAGGTCGTCAATTGATGCAGGATAAGTATTTCCCTCTCGTCAATAAAGAGCAGGAAAACAGCGAAACCCTCGCCGCTGACCTGATTATCAGCCAGAAACGTATCGGCAATTTACCGGCTGTCCGTGTGCCGTTCTTCCCGGCTAACGCGTTCTTTATCACTCGCCTTGATAACCTGTCTATTTACTGGCTGGAAGACTCGCACCGCCGCCATATCGATGAGAACGCCAAGCGTGACCGCATCGAAAACTACGAATCCATTAAACAGGATTATGTGGTGGAGGATTACACCTGCGGCTGTCTGGTGGAAAACATCGAGATTTTGTCAGCGGCTAAAGACGATAAAACAGATATTGATCGTCTTGCCGATGCATTGATGGGCGCAGTAAACAATGCTAACTCCCCCGCATCGGCGACTGAAGGGAGTGAATAAGTTATGACCAGTCCTGCGCGCCGCCACTTTATCCAACAGTCGGCTATTGCTGCCTCACAGCAGCGGGATAACCCGCTGCGCCACGCCACCGGCTACGAGTTGATGTTGCTCAAGCTCAATGAAGATAAACGCAAGCTGAAACAGGTACGTTCAAACGAGCGTAAAGCCGAGCTGAAACGCCAACTCTTGCCGGATTATCTGCCGTGGGTGTCGGGTGTGTTAAGTGAGGGGAAAGGCGCGCAGGACGCCATTGTAATGACCATCATGATTTGGCGGCTGGATGCCGGGGATATCCCCGGTGCACTGGATATCGCCCGTTATGCCCTGCGTTATCAGCTAGTGCCAACTGACCGTTTTACCCGCTCGACCGCTTACCTGATTGCCGAGGAAGTCGCGGACGCTGCGGCGCGCGCTTATGCCACCGGTAAGCCGATTGATATTGAGCCTCTGCTGCAAACCATTGAGCTGATGGAAGATGAAGACATGCCCGACCAGGTGCGCGCCAAACTGCACAAAATCACCGGTTATGTGCTGCGTGACAGTGGCCGGGGCGAACTGGCCCTGTCCCATCTTCACCGCGCACTCCAGCTACACACCGGTTGTGGCGTCAAGAAAGACATTGAGCGGCTGGCCGTGAAGTTAAAGAACGCCGCCAGCCGCTAACCCGAACGCTCCCCGAGCCGGGCGGCACGATGGCCGCAACAGAATTCATCTTGTTAACGCCATCGTCCACCGCCCACCCATTCTGATATTGAGGTTGCCATGACCACTGTTGTTATCCCCGCGCCTCGGCCCGATAAGACGGCCGAGCCGGTGATTGAAAATACCTTTTTCTGGCCTGCGGTTGACCCGATAAAGCTGCGCGAATTGTTGCGCCTTGAGGGAACCGTCACCGCCGAGCGCCTGCGTTTTACCATCAAGGGCGCAATCTCCGAGGTTAACGCCGAACTGTTCGAGTACCGCCGTGACCAAATGGCGACTGGTTTCAAGACACTGGCCGAGGTGCAGGCCGAGCAACTGGACGGCGAAAGCATCCTGTTGGCCGAGTACCAGCGGGCAGTCTGTGCCATCACGGCCGCACTACTGGCCGAGCGTTATCGCGGTTATGACGCCAGCGCGCGCGGTGATAAACGCGCCGATGCTATTGAAAGTACTGTTGATGAGTTGTGGCGTGATGCGCGGATTAGCATTCGCAACATTGCCGGTCAACCTCACAGCATTATTGGCCTTATCTGATGCGGATTTACGCGTTGCAAGGCGACACGCTCGA